AACGAATGGGTTTCAAGAAAGAGAAAAGACTAGACGCTAACTATTGGGTGGGTGTCAGAATAAAGAATACAGGGGTGCCTATACCATGATCGAGGTAACGTTATCACCGATGGAAGTAGAAATAGCCAGGTTAGTTTCCTGGCGGATCAACGAGAATTACGGCAGGCACAATCAAACTATGGACGGTGGGCGAAACAAATACCTGGTGAACCCGGATGCTTACGGCGCTGAAATGGCGGTGGCTAAGATGCTGAATGTTTACGTGGATCACACCGTCAGTAAGCGTATCGGTGGTGCTGATTACAACCTGCTGCCAAACATCACCGCTGACACAAAACAAACTGATAAAGATGACGGTAATCTGGTCGCTAACATCAATAAAAAACCTGAAGATGCAGACGTTTATATCCTGGCGATTGGTGTACTTCCAACATACCAGGTGGTTGGGTGGTGCCTGAACTATCAGCTAATCAACCCGGACCAGGTAGTAACCCGCATGGTCAATGGAATGGAAACGCAATTTTACTTGCGTAAGCGTGAAGATTTATACCCTATCGAATACCTGACAGGCGGAGAACCGGTGATACTTTCGGAGATAAAACGGTGATTTCCGGTTTCCAGGGTAGGATTAGTCCGGTATGGATACTATGGATACTATGGATACTTTTTTGACCAGACCTTGTAATTAATGTTCTACTAATCTTTCTCATTTTATGGATACTATGGAGACTATGGATACTTTTTCAAAAAGGTTTCGGAATTAATAAATGGAGTTTATGGATACTATGGATACTTGTTGTATTGTTAATCTTGAAAAATTTGGAGGAGGGAGGAAGGAGGAAAGAAAAGAAAGAAAGGTTTTCAAACAAGTCTCCATGGTTTCCAAGGTCCAAATTGTCCGATTTAGAATACGACCGAGAGATCACCGGGCAGGTGAGGAACGAACGGTGCCGGTGATCGGTTCGGTCGCAATAAATGTTGCACATAAAAAGGAAGGTGGCTAATGCCTGCTTATAACTCTGTGACATATCGAAAGTCCGGTGAGCTACTACTTAAGCGAACATGGATGCTGGAATATCTATGCCGTTTCTGTGGTCCGGTGATTGTGATTGATCGGTCCGGTGAATTTAGGGAACCAAAGTTCTGTCCTTTCTGCGGCGCAGAGGCGCATGGTTTCTCCCCGTTTGGTGGCGGATCCTCCGATGAACAAGGATGAAATTTCAGCAGCGGATAGATTGCTGCTAAGTAGGACCCTGGCAGTGCTGACCTATCGCCAACTGTATGAGATATCCCAGGCGGTAGCGGAGGTCAAGCAGCGTGGCTTCGGTACTGTTAGTATTGTGGTCAATGCCAAGTGTGAACATCCCGTATTAGAGGTGACAATCAGATCCAAATTATCAAGGGAATAATACTTGCAATTGCCTACAATTTAGTGTATTATATTGGTGACCGCTAACTGTGCGGTTTAGCACCCGGTCGCATGTTTATCAATGCGCCGGGTTATTTTATTAACGGAGGTGTAACGTGTTCGATATATCAGCATACTTTGACGCAGCGGTCCAAGGTATCCCGCTTCTGTTTGTGGTCCTTGGGTTGGTCGAGTGGTTGAAACCCTACATCACCGAGGCTAAGTACCTGCGCCTGGCTAGTATGGCGATTGGTCTGCTCCTGGGTGGGGGTTACCTGCTGGCTACAGTCGGGTTCCCGTCTGACTTCGCCGGCTGGTTCAGTGTGGTTGTTTATGGTCTTGGCGTTGGCGTTGTAGCTTCGGGTATCTATGACGTTGGCGAGGGCTGGTTAAAAAAGCTGAACAAATGAAATGGCGGAAGAGGAAGGCAACCACCGAGTAACGAACGCTATTCTGAAACGTGATCTCGAACACTTGATTAGTGAATTCAAGGATTTGTCCGGTTATATGAAAGAGTGTAACAAGGACCACGAAAGTAGAATACGATCGTTAGAAGGTAATCAACGAGCAATAATGACCAGACAAGATACAATTAATACCCGGGTAAATGCCTGGTCGGTGACGAACTCAATCGCAGCAGCGATAGCAGCTGCGCTTGCAGCAATTGGGCTGCGTCAATAGGTGTAAACATGCCTGTAAAAATTGATGGTAAGACATTTAATAATCACGATGCAGCGGTGCGCTATGTGAAGAAGAAAAAACCAAAGATCAAAAACGCTGACGCTTACGTGGCAACGATTGAGCGGAAGCAAAGACCAAGACGAAAGAGAACGTCAACAAAATGACACCGCTGTCATATACTGAAAATCAGTATCGAGAGTGTAAGTTATGACGCTAAAACATGATGGACAATGGCAACCAGGTGAAAGCGGTAATCCAAAGGGGCGACCTCGGAAAGGAAAAGCACTGACGGAGATCATCAAGCTTGCAGGTTCCCGGATGGTGGACGGTCCCGATGGATCCAGGATCAGCAGCAAACGTTTGATGGCTCGGGCTGCGTGGGAACTAATCACCCACGGAGAAACAGTGCTGCTCGGTGGAAAGAGGCTGAAGGTAGATGACCTGGCGGAGTGGAAAAGTTTAGTGGAATGGGTATTGACCAGGGTGGACGGTCCCCCGATTGAACGTAAAGAGGTTTCGACCGAGGACCAGCGTGTAATCCGGGTTGAATTCATCCCACCTGCGGAGCGTGAAGTATGAAACAATGGTTGAAGAAACTATGTCCCCACTGGTGGGTGGTGGTCGAGGTCCCCAAGATCGTAAACCATTATGACCAGGTGACGGACGTATACAACAAACGATATGAACTGGTGCCGGAGAAGTATTGCGTGATATGTAAGGTGAGAAGGGATGCCTAAGCTTGGTATACCCTGGTTTCCGCAGGACAAACAAAAAGAATTACTCCATGCTTGCGGATTACTTGGACCGATCTACAACCAGGCGCCGGAACCCCCGCTGTGCCGGCTGATTGGCTATGGTGGTGCTGCCTTTGGTGGTAAGTCGGATGGTCTGCTTGGTATTGCTACGGTCGCTGCGTTTGCGTACCCGGGTTGCAGGATCGGGTTCTTTCGGAGGAAGTTTACTGAACTGGAAGGTGCCGATGGTGCAATCGAGCGCAGCCACGAAATACTAAACCAGGTCGCAGAATACAACGCAGGTCGGCACCGATGGACCTTTCCCACCGGCTCCAGGTTGTTCTTCTGTCACTGCCACGAGGAAACGAACAAGTATGACTACCAAAGCCAGGCGTTTGATATCCTGCTGTTTGACGAAGCTACTCACTTCCCCTGGTCAATCATTGACTACCTGCTGACACGTAATCGTCCGAGTAGTGGTGCGCCGGTTGGTATGGTCCCGTTTGCTGCTATGGCTACGAACCCCGGTAACGTTGGTCATGCCTGGTTCTATCAGTTGTTTGATCCGATGGGCGAAGGTGGACCGGTTGGCGAGGTCAAGGAAGCGTTCACACCAAACGAGCAATACGAAAGGACCTGGTTCCTGCCAGCGTTCCTCGAGGACAACAAGATCGGGATAGAGAAGGACCCCGAATACGAGCAACGATTAGAGAAACGGGACCCCGATGTAGCAAGGGCGCTGCGCTGGGGTGATTGGACGGTGTTCGCAGGTCAAGCGTTTAGACAATGGCGTAAGGTGGCACCGGATGGGCGAGAGTGGCACGTAATAACCCCGTTCGATATACCTGGTCACTTCCCCCGATGGAGGGCGATAGACTATGGGTTCGTTCATCCCTTCTCTGCTCTGTGGTTCGCCAAGGACCCGGACATAGGGCGAGTGTACGTGTATCGGAATGTCAATGCCTCGGGTGTTACTGATCGGCAGCAAGCCAGGGTAGTAATTGAGAACACACCCACCGATGAACATATACCTATCACCTATGCGTCCCCTGATATGTGGGCGAAAAAGAACATGGGTGATATAGTGACAACGACCTATGAAGAATACCTGAAGGAAGGTGTGGTCCTAACCCGGGCGGACAATGATAGGCTAAGTGGTAAGCGTAAGATTGATCGATTGCTAATGCCACTACCAGACGGGTTACCAGGGTTGCAGGTGTTCAATACGTGCGTACATCTGATACGAACAATGCCGTTGCTGATCCGGTCCGAGGTCAAACCAGAAGATGTAGAGAAGGCGCCCGGCGATGACGACTACGATTGTCTAAGGTACGGGTTGACAAATACCAGGATCGGGACCGGTAGACGTAAGGAAAAGCGTACACCTGCGCCACTACAACGATTTGCTAATATATAGGTGAACCATGAGTGATACTGATTTAGATATGCTGAAGGAAGTAAAGGAACACTGCGCCGAGCTGGAAGCACTACACGCCCAGCGCAATATCATGTTCGATGCTATGGAAAAGCTGGTATTGATGACCGCTGACGAACAGGTGAAGTCCAAGTATCAGAACGTGAAGCACACGATCTCCCCGGACCCACGTAATAAGTTGATTGGTGCCAGGCGGTTACTCACTGCCACGGACCCTATCTGGTCGGTCCCGTTGGAGAAGAACTCTGACGATGTGGAACCGGTGGCTAGTAAGATCGAGAAAGCTGCTGCTAGACTGTGGCAAGCTGCGGGTAGGGTACGCCAAATGCCGGTACATTATGACGTGGTGCTATCTGCGTTGACGTTCGCTGAAATGCAAATAGCGATTACCAAGACCTCGGACCTGCTGAAACAAGCGAAAGGTGGCTCCAAGGCAGCGGTGGCTAAGGCTGAAGAGATAGCGGATCGTACCCCGTTCCTGTTTGATGTGTGGGACCCCCGCACTGGTTACCCTGAATTTGGTAGTGCTGGACTAACATCATACTTCACGGAGGTTGATACTACGGTTGGTAGGGTGTTGGATGACTTTGGCGATGCTGCCAGGTTGGTGCTACCTATGCGTGGTAATGGCTACAATCGGTTCGAGCCGGTTACATTGTGCCAGTTTTGGGACTACGAATACCGTCATGTGTGGCTGGACCAATACACTCTACCCCTGCTGCAAGAGAAACATGGGTTGCCGTTTATCCCCGTGATATGCCAATTAGGGGAAGGCAGCTTGTTATTCGAGAAACCAGAACAGCAACGGCAACCATTCCATTATGGGGTGTGGAAGTCTGACCTGTGGGAGCGTCAAAACCTGGCGTTGACAGTCTTATACACGATCATGTTTGCGGTTGGCAGCAACCCACTGTTTATTTACAAGTCGAATGACCCGGAAAAGACGATCAACCCGGATTGGGATACACCGGGCGGAGTGCTTACCATTATGCAGGGTGAAGAGTTTCAAAGTATGGCAAAGCAAGTGATTGACCCTTCGTTTATGCAGGGGTTGGAGATAGCTAACGAACTGATAGGTGAAAGCACGATCTACGCTCAAACCCTGGGTGAACCCCTCGGTGGTAATGCACCGTTCTCAATGGTGGCACTGCTACACCAGGCTGGACGATTACCGCTGCTGATCTCACAACGAACCGCTTCATGGGCGATAGCGGATACAGTCAAGACCGCTCTACTGTGGGCGAAAGAAGAAGGACTAGGTGGCGGATACTCTGACCTGCTGGGTGATCTCACCACGAAAGAGATACCAAAGAAGTTTGAACTGGAAGCAACCCTGGAAATAGCACTACCGCAGGACAAAGGACAACAAGCGCAGACTGCCAGGGCATTAACGGAAGGTGATAAACCACTAGCAAGCCGGCGATATGCCAGGGAAGAACACCTCGGCATTGAACAACCAGACGAAATGCAAGCCGAAATATGGGCGGAAGATGCAGCGGATTTGTTCTACCGGAAGTTTGCCACGGACCAAGCAGCGGTGATAGCACAACAGTTTCAACAGTTTATGATGTCAATGGCGCCTGGTCAGCAACCACCTGGTATGCCTCCCGGACAACCACCGATGCAAGGACCACCACAAATGCCACCTGAACAGATGCAACCACCAATGCAACCACCAATGCAACCTGGGATGCAGCAAGGACCACCACAAGGACCGGTTGATTATACGCAGCAAGGGTTACCGCCTGGTCCACCAGTAGTACCACCGGTAGTACCACCGGAGGAGGAATTACCACAATGAAAGTAATGTGCGATATCTCTTCACACAATGGACCTGTTGACTTCGCCAGGATGAAAGCAGCGGGGGCGGATGGTGTAGCGATCCGGGTTACTGTTGGTTCGCTGTATACCGACCCGAGGTTTTATGTCAATTGGGATGGTGCCGGCGCAGTAGGATTACCCCGTACCGGTTACCACGTAGACAAACCAGGTCAACCAGTGAAGGACCAGATAAAACGTTTCAAAGATGTAGTGGGTGACCGGCGACCGGACTTCAAAAAGGTAGGATGGGTGAATGATTGTGAAGTGTTCGATGGTCAGACCAAGTACACGATCACCAGTAATATTTGGGGTGTGAATGTAGAACTGTCCGACCACGCCGGGGTTGCTAACATGATCTATACCCGAATGTCCTACTGGAACGCTGCTACTACCGCTTCGACCAGGTGGAAACAATGGGCATTATGGATTGCTCGATATACACTGGCGGATGCACCCTGGTACCCAAACGACCCGTCATACCTGCGACCACGGATAGGCGAATGGACAGATTGGGCAGCGTGGCAGTGGTCAGCGGATGGTAACTATCAAGGTGCTAACTATGGTGGTACCAGTCCACACATGGACCTAAACCGTGTTCGTGATTGGGTGTTTGATGGAATTGGAGAACCGGAACCACCGGAACCGGAACCAGAACCGGAACCGATATTAATATACCTGCCAATGGTTCA